GAACAGACCACGATGGGCGGTGTATCTGGCTACGGCTCTGGCAATCTATTTGACGCTGCTGTTGCTGAGTTGGCCATGCGCAACCCTGAACTGGCCGCACGTTACGCGAGCGCAATGGCTCCAGTTGTCCGGCCACCACCTCCACCCGCGCCAGTAGGTATCTTGGGTAATATGGGTGGCGACTCTAGCGGGGGTTATGATGGCGGCTACAACTACAGCGGGACTGGTAACTATAGCAGTTCCAACCCAACTGGTGACGGCCCAATCTAAATATTGACGGCTAAAGGAATAAATTATGGCAGGCTCAGGTAACCCACAAAATCAACAGCCAAGCGTGTTTAACGCATCGGCCCAAGGCATGGGTCAGGCTGGTCTAACGGCAGGCATGGAAACCATGTACCAGCCATCAACCATTGCTGGCACTGACATGAGTCAGTACATGAACCCATACGAGAACCAAGTTGTCCAGAACACAATGGGTGACTTGGACAGACAGCGTCAGATCGAAGCAAACCAGTTGGGTGCGCAGGCATCAGCACGTGGCGCATTCGGTGGCTCACGCGATGCTTTGATGCAGTCTGAACTTAGCCGCAACTATGGCCAACAGATGGCCAATACGTCTGCACAGATGCGCCAAGCTGGTTACCAGAACGCGCAGCAGATGGCTGGTCAGGACATTTCAACGGGTTTGGCTGGTTCACAGAATCGCCAGAATGCAGCTACTAACCTTGGCCAATTGTCTAACCTTGGCTTTGGTCAGGGCATGGCATTGCAACAGCAGTCTATGCAACAGGGTGCATTAGAGCAAGGCATCAACCAGTTGATATTAGACGCTGCTAAGAATCAGTACGCAGGCTACACAGGCGCACCAGCCCAAGCCTTGCAGTACAACAACGCAGCACTTGGTGTCACACCTACGCCAACGACTACTACGCAAACCAAAAACCCCGGCTTGTTTGACTACTTGACGCTTGGTGCAAATACATATGGCGCTGTTATGGGGGCTAAATAATGGCTCAATCTAGACTATTACCACTGGTACAGCAGGCAGGAGCGGGTTTATTAAGCCAAATTGTGCCTACGCAAGAAGCCGAAACGCCAGTAAGCCGACCCGCGCCTGCTTTTGCTAATATGCCGCAGGGTGACCCAATGCAAGGCGATATGCCTTTGCTTCCTAACGTCTACCCACAGCAGTTGGGCGCTGGCTTTGCGCCAATGCAGCCCGGCGGTGGGCGTTTCGTGTCAAATGACAACGCCAAAACGTACAACGGCCAAAACTTTGTGACTCCAGCCAAGGATGAAGAGCCTTGGTACAAGCGCTTGATGAACGACCCCGCTGCTATTGCGCAACTTGGCATTGGCTTCAATTCCATGCGCTTGAACCCAGATCAGGGTTTGGCGCAAGTTTTAAATGAGCGTGTGAAAACGGCTGGCGAGATGTCGGCAAGAAACCAGACGGCAGAAAAGGTGTCTCTTGCGCTTAAAAACCAAGGTAGGTTTGAAGAGGCTGCATTGGTTGAGTCCAACCCTGATATGGCTAAGACAATTTTGAGCGCCATGTTTACGGGTGACCGCGCAAAGACTTTCACATTTGCAAGCGGCGCACAATTGAATGAAAAGGGCGGCACAAACGTGTTTGACCCCACAAAGCCTTACAAGATTGCCAGCAATGGCGATATATTAGAGATTGGCGGTTCTGGCACAACCATCACCAATACCAATGAACTTGGGCAAACCGCTGGTGTTAAAGAATACGGCAAAGACTGGGCGGCATCACACGTTAAGTTTGCAGACGAGGTAAACGCAAACGCGGATAATTCAGCGTCTCTTTTAAGCCAAGTGTCAAACATTGCTTCAAACCTACAAGGTCTTGAGACGGGCCCATTTGAAGAGCGCGTGGCTGGGCTGCGTGCATTTGCTGGGAGCATTGGATTCCCAGTTGATAAAATTCAGCTTGGCAGGGAGCAAAGCGTTACAGCGGCTGCGCGTCAAATGGTTGCAGACCAGTTGCGGATGAATAAAGGCCCACAGACTGACTTTGATGCGAAATTTGCTGAAACGTATTTACCGGGCTTTGGTAAAACAGAAGAAGCAAACAACCAAATCATTGCCTACCTCAGATCTACCAACCAGTTAAACGTCATCTTTGCAAACTTAATGGGCAATGTCGCTGGAAATGGTTACGAAGAAGAGCGGAAGGTAATCGGTGACATTAGAGACTTGCGCCGTAACGTCCCAGCCGTAGCCAAAAAAGACGGCAAATGGGTACAATTCAGCACGTATTACGACACCATAAAGTCGCAAGACTCATCGATTTCCGACAGGGAAATTCTTACCGAATGGAAAAAACGGGCACGATAAATGGCAAAAAACATTTTTGACTCTGCATTCGAGGCTTCAGCCGAATCTGAAATGCCGCCTGCTGCGAGTCAGGCGCAAAGCGGAAGTGTGTTTGACTCTGCGTTTATGGGTGATTCTACAATCATGCCAGTAGGCGCTGCCCCAACTGAGGACAAAAGTGTAAGCCGACCATTTGAACAATGGGTGGCAGGCGCAAACAAGCGCCAAGATATTCCAGTGTTTAGCCCTGCTGCTGATTTTGGTTTGTCATCCAATCAAATGACACGCCTAACTGGTCTGATTCTTACGTCACCTGATGATGAACGAATCCGGCAAGGCGTAAAGAACATTGTGCCGTCTGCAAAGTTTGGCAAAGACGAGTTTGGCAATTTGATTGCTTACGTCCCAACAAAGGATGGCGTAAAGACGTTCTACCCAAACCCATCAGGGCTTGACCTGCCAACAGTGGGCCAGATTGCTGGCGGTGCTGCTACTGGGTTATTGCTTAGAAAACCTTTGGGCGCTATTGGGTTGCCAGTAGAGGGTATGACTGGCATGGCCACGCTTGGTGGCACAGAGGCTGGTCTAACAGAGGGCATCAGTTCTGCACTTGCCAATGAGTCGTACAGGCTGTCTGCTCCTATTACTGGCGCTGCGCTTGGCCCTGCCTTTGTAGTGACAACTGGTCTAGCTGGATTGGCTGCAGGCGGTATTAGTAAAGCGCTTGGCCCTGCAAAGAAAGTTGTTGGCGAAGCTGTTGACTCTTTGTTGCGAATCTTTGGTAAAAATCCACAGCGAGTTGTTGACCAGTCTGGCGCGTTAAAGCCAGAAATTCGTCAAGCGCTTGAGCAGGCTGGCATTGATGTAAACACGGTGACGCAAGAGTTCACAGCCGCCGTAAGTGAGATGGGTCGCCGTGGTGTCCCACCAGAGCAAGCTATCCGCTGGCAGCAGTCGCAAGGTCTTCCTGTGCCTGTGCCGTTGACACGCGGCGAGGTGTCAGGCAACCTTGGCCAGCAAATTCTTGAGGGTGAGGCGCAAAAAGGGCAAGCTGGAGACTTAGCGCGTCAAGCAATGGAGTCTCAGCGCACCCAGCAAGCAGCGGCAGTGCAAGAAAACATCCCGGCTATGCAACAGCGTATAGCTGGCGATTCCCCATTGGTTGAGCGTGGATTTGGTGGCGAGGCTGCGCAAGCAAGCCTAGTGGCTCAACGCAACGCGCAAAAGGCTGCATATGGGGAGGCTTATGACACTGCGCAGAAGGGTAGCCCAGCATTTGTTGACCCGCAACAGTCTGGACTAATTGCATCACGCATTACAGAGTCAATGGCTGATTTCAGGCCGCGTATGTCACCGGGTGCTTTTGGGTTGCAAGAAGAAGCGGTAACAATGCTTAAAGAGGGGCGCAGTATTGGCGAGTTGATGAACTTGCGGAAAGCGATAACCAAACTTGCAAGTTCAGCAGATGGCAACGAACGTGGCGCTGCTGGAAACTTGCTGCGCTCCTTGGATAAGGAATTGCTAAATCAAGCGGATGAGCGACTGTTGTATGGCAACCCAGAGGCTGTTAAGTCTTGGCTTGATGCGATTGGTCAGTTCAAAGAATTTCAGCAAATGTGGAACACACGCGGTGGGTTGCTGTCAAAGCTGACTGAGAAGTCTGCACGCGATGGCCAAGTTGTGCTGAACGTTGCACCGGAAGCTGCTGCCAATGCAATCTTTGGGTCGTCAATCACTGGAGTCGTAGGTAAGCCTCAATTGACGCGGGACTTGATAAGTCTGCGAAATATGCTACCAACAGACCAGTGGAATGGAGTGCGTCAAGAATTCTTTTTGAAGCTGACTGATGCAGCAACCAACACTGGGAAGCAAGGCGGCATTACTGGTGTCACCTTTAACAAGGTGTGGAGTGATTTGAAGAAAAAGAATAAATCGCTTGTAACGGTAATGTTTACACCAGATGAGGTTCAAATGTTTAATAACTTTGGTGCGACAGTCAGTACAATATCTGGGTCGGCTAAAAATACTTCTAATTCTTCATTCGCTGTTGGCGACCTGCTAACAAACGTACTTAGAAAAATTGGTGGTGGGCAGATGGGCGCATTTGCTGGCAACGTCCCAATCATCAAAGGTATTTCTGATGCGTGGAGTTATGGAAAAGTGAGGCAATCAGGTATGCCATTCAATATTCCTGAGTCGCCTTGGAGGGCTGGTGCAATGGGGGCGCTTGCCAATACAGTTGGGGCAGACCAAGTAATGAACACAATTTGGAGTGACGATAAATGACCAAGCCAACCCCAATGACCGAAACAGAAATCAATGGGATTGTCCGCGATGCGCTGACAGACGCTGTTGACTTTGTTGAGAGCGAGATTGCGCCAGACCGCATTCGCTCACAGCGTTACTTTGACGGCGAGGTGGACATTGGCGAGGAAGAAGGCCGCAGCAAAGTTGTAGCTACTAAGGTGCGCGACACAGTACGTGCCATCAAGCCCAGCCTGATGCGCGTGTTCTTGTCTACAGACCGCGCTGTTGAGTACGTTCCTACTGGGCCAAGAGACGTAAAGTTTGCTGAGTTGGCCACACGGTATATGCAATACAAGTTCAGTGAACTTGGTGGCTACCGAATAATCAATGACGCATTCCATGACGCACTGGTCAAAAAGGTCGGTATTGTCAAAGTCTTCTGGGACACTGTTGTAGATCAGGAAATTTACGAGTACAACGACATCAACGACCAAGAATACTCAGTCATTGTGAATGATGACAACGTGGACGTTCTTGAGCATTCGGTCACGATAGAAATTGACATCGATGAGATGGGCATGGAAGTCGAGATGCCGCGTCATTACCTGAAAATCTCACGCCAGACTGAGCGTGGCGATATGTGCATTGAGTCAGTGCCGCCTGAAGAGTTCTTTGTTGACCGTGGCGCTAAACGTCTTGAAGACGCTTACGTGGTGGCTCACCGTACACAGATGCGCGTCAGTGATGTCGTAGCAATGGGCTTTGAGTTTGAAGAAGTGTCAAAGCTGTCAGGCTTTAGCAACTACAACACAACCGCCAACGAAGAAGAGTTTGAGCGCCGTGGCTACGACACAGCATACGCTCAGGAAAACGTCCAAGACCCGTCTATGCGCTTAGTGGCCATCACTGAAGCCTATATGCGTATTGACGTAGACGGAACTGGTGTAGCCCAGATGCAGCGCTGCCTGTTGGGTGGCGATGACTACGACCTGTTGAGCATCGAGCCTTGCAGCGACATACCATTTGCCGTGTTTGAGATTGACCCAGAGCCACACACCTTCTTTGGCCGCTCAGTTGCTGACTTGCTGATGAATGAGCAAGATGCCAGCACAATGATGTTGCGCGGTGTCTTGGACAACGTTGCATTGACCAACAGCCCACAGCGAGAAATCGTTGACGGGCAGGTAAACATTGACGACTTGCTGAACAACGAGATTGGTGGAATTGTCCGCGTCAAAGCACCCGGCATGGTGCGCGACTTGGCTGTGCCATTTGTGGCTGGCCAGACCTTGGTTGCAATCCAGTACATGGACGCTGAGATTGAGTCCAAGACAGGCGTTACACGGGCCTCTAGCGGCTTGAATCCTGATGCCATGCAGTCTACTACTGCGGCGGCTGTAAACGCCACCATACAGGCGGCAGCAGGTCAAGTCGAAGTTATGGCCAGAAACTTGGCAGAGGGCGGTATGCGCCGACTGTTTAAGTTGATGCTCAAGCTAATGGTCGAAAACGTTGATGAGGCTGTAATGATGCGCATGGCAGGCGGTGACTACCAGCCTGTTGACCCACGCCATTGGAACGCCAAGATGGACGTAACCTCAAACGTAGGCTTAGGTACTGGCCGTGAAGACCAGCGCTCTGCTGCGCTTGCACAGGCTCTACAGCTACAGATGCAGGTGTACCAAGGCTATGGCCCAAGCAACGGCTTAGTGACCATGACCAACATCCGCAACACGCTCGCAGATATGCTGGCAGTGCAGGGTGTACGCAACGCCGACCGCTACTTCTCACCAATGGACACAGAGCGCGAACAGCAACTGCAACAGCAGGCAGCGCAGCAACAACAGCAACCACCAGTTGACCAGCAAGCACAAGCGATTGTCCAAGCTGAACAGATCAAGGCTGCTGCTAACAAAGAAGTGCAGATGCTCAAGTTGCAGATTGAGGCGCAGAAGGCTATTGCTGAAGACGACCGCTCACGCGATAAAATGGATCAGGAATTGCTCACAGACGCAGCTAAGATTTATGGTCAGTACCAGACCAGTGTAGATATTGCTGGTGTAAAGGCTGCACAAGCCCAGCCAAGGTATCCTCAAGAAGCACCAGCCCAAGCAGTAACAGGTGGAAGGTTCTAATTGAACATCAAAGATCAGGCATCAAGAATACGTCAACTACAAAATGACCACGTATTCCAAGAAGTGATGCAAGCAATTCGGGACAAGCAAGTTGGCTTGTTCTTGAATCCAGAAGCGTCTCAGGACGCACTGGTCGATGCGCACGACATCATTCGTGCGTTGGGCAACATCGAAACTTACTTCAACACTGTCTTGACAGAAGAGGCATTTTTCGATAAACAACAGAAAGAATCAGTACCGTGGATAAAACGACTGAAGAAGTAAGCCAATATGGTTCCCTTGATAGTGCAATAAGTGCTATGATTGAGCCTGAAAGTGTTGAAAACGAAGACAGCGACACAGAAATAGACGATTCGGAAGACGAAGACACCGAAGAGTCGAGCGCAGAAACTGATGAAGAGTCTGACGAGGACGAAGCCTCAGATGACGACTCTGATGATGATGCGGAGGACGAAGAAGACGACACTGACAGTGCTGGCAAGCAAGACCCTGTGTTCACCGTCAAGATTGACGGAACCGATAAGCAGGTCACTCTGAGCGAGTTGAAGCGTGGGTATAGTGGTCAACAATTTGTCCAAAAGGGTATGCAAGAGGCGGCTGGCCAGCGAAAGCAGGCAGAAGAAGTCTACGCAGCCTTGTTGAATGAAAGACAGCAAATCGCAACGTTGTATCAGCAGATTCAAGGTGGACAGATTGCCACACCTCCGAAAGCACCATCAAGGGAAATGTTTGATTCCGACCCGATAGGGTACATGGAAGCAAAGATGAACTACGATGACGATGTAGCTAAGTACCAACAGCAGAATGAACAATTTCAGCAGTTGTCGGCACAGCAAAGTCAGGCAGAGCAAGCGGCTCGACAGGCATACCTCATGCGTGAGGTGGAAACCCTGAAAACCGTTATCCCTGAACTTGGTAACCCAGAGCGGGCTGGCAAGTTTAAGGAGCAAATCCTGCAAGCTGGCCAGGCGTATGGCTACACGGCAGACGAGATTAGTCAAGTGGTAGAAAGTCGCGCACTTCACGTTTTACGTGACGCGATGAAGTACCGTGAGATTATGAGTGGCAAGAAGAAAGCGGATGAGAAAGCACAGTCGGCACGCCCTAAATCAGCACCGATACGAGCAGGCTCAAAGAATCTTACGAAAAGCAACAAAGACGCTTTGCAAAAGAAGACCAACCTAAAGAATTCTGGACGCATCGAAGACGCGCTCAGTTTAATGCTTAAATCTTAGAAAGATACTTATCATGGCACAGCCTACCAATACATTTGACTCATATGACGCAGTCGGCATTCGCGAAGACTTGCAAGACATCATTTATGACGTTAGCCCAACAGAAACACCTTTCTACTCTAGCGTTGCTAAAGTAAAAGCCACGAACACTTTGCATGAATATCAGACCGATTCATTGCGTGCAAGTGCTTCTAATGCGCACATTGAAGGCGATGACACTGTTGCTGAAGCCCGTACTGCTACCAGCCGTTTGGGTAACTACACACAGATTTTCAAAAATGCTGTGACCGTTGCTGACACAGACTCTGGTCTGAAGAAAGCTGGTCGCGCTGCTGAAATGGCTTACGCTGTTTTGAAAGTAGCCAAAGAGCAGAAATTGGACATCGAGAAAGCACTGTTCGACAACAACGCACGTGTCGCTGGTAACAGCACTACCGCACGCGAGTTGGCTGGCGCACCTGCATGGTTGATTTCCAACACATCATTCGGTGCTAACGAAGGCGCTGACCCAACTGGCGATGGCACTGACGCACGTACTGATGAGACAACCGCTTTGACGGCTTTCTCACAAGCCAAGTTTGACACAGTGATGCAGTCAATCTGGGAAAGCGGTGGCCGTCCTGACACCGTGTACTTGTCTGCTTACCAGATGAACAAAGCATTAGGCTTTACTGGTAACAACAACCAACGTTCTAGTGTTCAAGCTGGTGACGAGAAGGTAATTAAGTCTTTAGCAGTATATGTGACACCTTGGGGAACAGTTGAGTTTGTTCCTACCAGAGAAAACCGCTCACGTGATGTCTTCATCATGCAGAAGGATATGTGGGCTGTTGGCGTTCTGCGTCCTACAAAGAACATTGAGTTGGCCAAGACTGGCGACTCAAGCAAGCGTCAAGTCACAACCGAATTGACCTTGATTTGTAAGAACGAAGCTGCCAACGGTGGTATTTTCGACAACACAATTACAGGCTAATTGTTGAACGGCAGGGGGCTACGGCTCTCTGCCTTTTATTGAATCACTAAAAACAAAAACGGGTGGCGCAATGAAGACTGGTGAAAAGTTTATAGACAACCATGACGGCACGTTCGTTGTTCAAAGTCGGTTCGACAATGATTCGTACATAAAACGAGTCGAAGCAATCAAAGAGTTGAACGGCGGCATTCTTGGTGAAAGCAGGCTGGCTGGTGAAATACCTTTACACATTGTTGAGATGTGGGCTAAGGAAGCTGGAGTCAAATGGGGCGACCCAGCCATGAAGGACGTTATTAAGCGTAAGTTGTTGTCTGGTGACTTTGACAAATTCCGAGTTTGGAAAGGCACTTTTTGATGAAGAACGTTACAATTGACGGTGTTGACTATGACTTTGACAAACTTGGCCCAGAGCAAAAGGTTTTAGCAAATCATATTGCAGACCTCGACCGCAAGCTAAGTTCTGCACGTTTTAACGTAGACCAGATGCACGTTGGCCGTAATGCTTTCTTGCGGATTTTTGAACGATCATTGGCGGCTGAACGCTAAAGAGGACTGACATGGCAGATACCACAACTACGAACTTAAGTCTTACAAAACCTGAAGTCGGTGCTAGTGCCGACACATGGGGCGGTAAGATCAACGACAACTTGGATGCAATCAGTGCATTGTTTCCATCCAACGACCTTGCGGTGGCCAACGGTGGCACAGGCGCATCAGATGCGTCCACGGCGCGTACAAACCTTAGTGCGCAGGAGACTTTGGTCTCTGGCACAAACATCAAGACGCTGAACAGTGAATCACTACTTGGCTCTGGCAATATTACGATTTCAGTTCCTGCTGCATTTGCAAGCGGAACGGTAATGTTGTTTGTTCAAACAGCAGCGCCTACTGGCTGGACGAAATCAACAGCCCATGACAACAAGGCATTACGTCTGGTTTCAGGCACGGTTGGTACAGGCGGTTCTGCTGCGTTCACAACGGCCTTTGGAACACCAGCAGTGTCGGGTTCAGTTAGCGTCAGTTTAAGCGGCAGTGTTGGTGCAACCACGCTGTCAACGGCTCAGTTGGCAAGTCACAGCCACAGCAACGCTATAGGGCCTACCGTCAATGTTGGTAATAACTCCTACAACCCTCGACCTCTTGGCACTGGAAATACTGGCTCAACTGGTAGTAACAGTTCACACACCCACAGTTGGTCAGGCTCTGGTTCTGGTTCATTGTCCGGTGCAACTGCGGCACTTAGTGTTGCTTACGTTGACGCAATCATTGCTACAAAAGACTAATGAAACTAGAAACAAAAGCCAACTGCCCCTTAGATGGGTTTAAGCCATGCCGCCAACTTGAGTGTGCGTGGTTTATGAAAGTCCGTGGTAACAACCCAAACACTGGAGAAGAGATTGATGACTACGGTTGTGCAATTGCTTGGATGCCAGTGCTGATGATTGAGAACAGTCAGCAGCAACGCCAGACTGGGGCTGCGGTTGAATCCTTTAGAAATGAAATGGTGAAGGCCAATGACGTAAGCCAACAGGTTTTACGGGCTACTATTCAACACGTTGCCCCGGCGACAAACTTTATTGAGGTGCAAAAATGAAACTTGTTATTGTTGCGGATGATGCCCGTGTTATTGTCGATGCTGTTTGCTACGATGACTTGGATATTTCACAACTTGATGCGACAATCCACGCTGTTCAGTGGAATGGCGTGTATGGTGAAATAGAGTACAAACCTGTTTTTGTAAACGGTGCAATTACAAAAGCATCTAACCAAATCATCACCTCTATTGATTCATATCAGTGGGCTATCGATGCGTGGAATGTAGCCAACGATGTAGCAGTTGCAGCCATAGCCGCAGCCATAGCCGAAGCCTTTATTCCAGTGGTTGTTCCCGAATGATCGACCAACCCCACGTAAGACTTGGCTGTGTGGCTAACCTGTTCTCTCGTCAGATGCACTTTAAGAAGGCTGGCGACATTGAGTATGGACACACGCACCCATTCGACCACCTAACACTGCTGGCTTCTGGCTCACTGCAAGTTACGGTTAACGGCAAAGCAACCGACTTCAAAGCGCCGAACATGATCTACATCAAAGCAGAGTATAAACATGAACTAGTGGCACTTGAAGACAACACGGTGGCGTTCTGCATCCACGCTTTGCGAGATGGTAATGGCGTTGACGACATCCTCGACCCTGCATCAATCCCAAGAGGCGTTGACCCGCTTCTTCTTGCAAAGCCTTTGGTATGTGTAAAGCATGACAAATGAAGGCCAACTAACAAGTGTCCCCTACAATGCAATATATGACAGGCTTATAGCTGTAGAGGCTAATGCTGTGCAAAGAGTTGTTAACAGTCCTGCTTTGTTTTCAGAGGCTCTCGCTTATGCGCAAGCCGCCCTATTAAACCCTGACAGGTTTGTTGAAAATGGACAAGGTAGGCGGTTTATGCGCCACTGCGCTGCTAATTCCGACTTTGCTAAAAACGTGTTTACCGCCTTTGGTATAAACTCTTTTGAAGATGAGCCAAGGTTTGGCAACTTTCTTGGCAACCACTTTCTTGACAATGCTTTTGTTCACAAGCACAAAGACACTGCCCCAGATGGATACCAGCACGTTCGATGTAACTTTGCCTTGCAGATGCCGGACACTGGCGGCAACCCAATACTGGATGGTAAAGAAGTTCAAATCAAGCAGGGTGACATTTGGATATGCTTTGCAAGTTTAGAAGCCCATTCAACTACCCCAATGAGTGGTGGCCAAAGGCTGGTGTTTTCATGTGGGGCTATAGTAAAATCAGACATAGCGGAAAAGGTTTACAAGGCAATCGTCCGCATCCCAAATAACTGACTCGCTATGGAGCGTTGGTGCAAAAATGACAAACGAAGTTCAACTAACTGACGCGCAGATTGATGCCATTGCAGAGAAGGCGGCTGAAAAAGCGTTCCAAAAAATCTATCAGGATGTCGGTAAGTCTGTCCTTACCAAGCTGACATGGATGGTTGGCGCGGCTGTAGTCGGTCTATTTATGTGGCTTGGCTCTAACGGCTCATTGCCCAAGTAGGATGCTCGCTGAATTAGCGATTGCCAATGCCGCCTTCTCAGTCATCAAGGAGACGATTTCATCCGGCGGAGACATCATGGCTGCCGGCCAGCACATCTTCAAGTTCTTCGACTCTAAGTCAGAGTTGTCAAAGAAGGCTAATCAGTCTGGGTCAGACTCGGAGGCTTTCTTTGCGCTTGAGCAGATTAAGCAGCATGAAGCCGCCATACAGCAGCTATTTATCTACCAAGGTCGGGCTGGCCTGTGGGACGACTGGTTGCAGTTCCAAGC